GTCATCATCGAGTTGATTCAGACGCTGGCTGGTGTTGCCTCCGCCCTGTTGCCGTCGATCGCTGAGCTGGCCAGCGTACTTTTCCCCGCTTTTGCCCAAATCATGGAAGCCATTGCCCCGATCCTAGGTGACATTGGTGCCCTGATTGGTGATGTTCTCCGCATGGCCATTGAAGCAGTGATCCCGCTGATTCCGGTGATCGTCGATACGATCCGCATTCTGGCTGACGTCGTGGCCATGCTGATTCCGGTGATCGCAGAGGTCGCACAGTTCCTGTTCCCCGCGTTGGCTGAGATTCTGCAAGTGGTCGCCCCGCTGCTTCCTGATTTAGCTAATTTGATAAAGTCCCTGATTGAGGCGCTACTGCCGATTATTCCGCCCCTGATGCAAGTTGCTGAGGCGTTGTTCCCGGCACTGGTACGGATTATTGAGCTGATTATCCCGATTATCATTCAGGTGGCGGATATCTTTGTGCAGCTGGTGCAGGCACTCACGCCGCTGTTGCCGCCGCTAGCCGATTTGATTACTGAGCTTCTGCCGCCGATTGTTGAACTAATGGAGGCTATTGCACCGGCTACCAGCGCTGTTGTTGGGATTGTCGGCAAACTAGCTGTTGCGCTGACCAAGGGGCTGGTGGATGCGGTGATTGCCATTGGCGGTAAGTTAGGCTGGCTCAAGGACTTGTTCTTTAAGATTATTGACGTCATTAAGACGGCATTCCAGTGGATCACTGATTTTCTGGATTCCGCGGGTGATGTAGGTGGTATCTTCGGCGGCGGCGGTAGTTTCGGCGGTGTAGGCGGCGGCGGTGGTGGTTTCGTTGGCGGCGGCGACGATGGGACGTTCCATGGGGCCGGTGGCGGCGGTATTGGCGCCGCCTTCCACAACCTACTAAACCGGCCCTTGCCAACGCCCCAGGTCATCAATAATTTCGAGATCACTATCAATGGCCCCATCGACGCCCTAGAGACCGGCCGGAAACTCCGCGAAATCCTCGACTACTACGACGAACGAATGAGGCGGTAGCAATGGGTGTCATGGCAAACATGCTACAAATTTCAATCTTCCCGCCGAACAGCCAATGGAACCTGAACCTCCGTGCCGTCGTCGATGGTCTCACCATCAACTGGGGGCGCACAAACTTGTTCCGCGCCCCGGCCAACCGGACCTGTCAATTCCAAATGCTCATGGAGCATGTTACTTTAACGCGGGTAATGCAAAAATGGGTCAATTCAGAACTCATTATTACGGCTAAACCCGCGAGTGGCGATTTAGTGATATTTCAGGGCATTATTGATGATTTTAAAGTCACCCCGAAGGACACGAAAATCGGTGATTACATCGTTGATTTTACCGCTACTGAATCCCCTACCTGGTCAAACAAACTCAACGGTCTATTTTATGATGCTAAAAACCTTCGTGATTTTAATACTCGTTTAGGGCGTGTCCAACGCGAATTAGGCACATTTATTGCCCTGGATGTAAATACAAGTTATTTGGCTGAACCACCCGAGAATCAAATCAGTGTGAAACAACTAGCTGAATCATTGGTTTGGCGACCAGGAGCCTTCCCCGCTTGGTGCCCCGATTGGAAACGCCTAGCGCCGACGGTGCACCAGCTAGACACGCCAGAGGGCGGCGCCCCGTGGGTACTGTCCCCGAAGGTTTTAATTGACTTGGATCAGGGCATGTCCTGGACTTCCGATAACACACCCACGACCATCTTGTATAGTGCTGGTGGCCTNTTACGCCGAAAATCATTCTGAGCTGGCGAAAGCCCAGCTTGGGAGCCCCCGCCGCATTCGGCTTGACACCCGCCGAAACGCTGATTTTCTCAACACGTATCTGGGTTGGGAGTGCTGGGAAACCCCGAACAGATATATACAGGTGACGGGGGACAAGTGGGCAACAAAGTATCATGGTGAACTGCTGCTACAGCAAACTTATTACCCAATTGGTGGAACGCTCACTCTCTACCATTGGGGTTTCACTCACGATCTTTACTGTGCCTGGGGACCGACCGACGACGCGATAACGCCCCCACCACCACCGCCCCCACCGCCGCCGAGGCCTACCACGTGGGGCACCACCACGACCACATGGGCTAACACTACCGGCACTTGGAAAGGATAGAATTTTTCATGGCCATAACCGACCCCCGCAACATTCAGCACCTGAATGCTGACGGAAGCGATACAATTAGTCAATTTCCCGCCGTCCAGCGCAATAATGCAGCCCGGCTATCTGAAGCGCTGACTACGAGTACCGAAACAGTCGCGCTGAACACGTCCTTTCGTAACGCCTCCGGCCTGCTTCAACGAATCGGGAAACTGCGCATTCTCAGTCTTGAGTTTCGCACTACCAGTGACGCTGTTGCCGCAACAAGACTGTTGGCGAACAACCTTGCTGCTAGTGACCGGCCGACAAAAACCATCTATGCCGCTTTGGCCGGTGCTAACGACCTGAATGACGCTGTGGGTGTACGGGCTAGGCTGGGCACTGATGGTACGGTCACTTGTCCGGTGCCTACGATCATGCAATCGGGGGCCTACTATGGGGGACAGATCGTCTGGGTTGTGGCCTAGGCCACTTCCCCATTTATAAAAAGTAGTAATTATGATATCGGTGGTGATTTAGGCGGCGTCTTCGGTCACATCGTCTTCCACGGGTGGCTCCCCGGTTTCGAGCCAATGCAAATCGACGCCCGTAGCGTACGCGATAAGCATTAGTGACACCTTACGTGGATTTGCCTTGCCTACCTCGATGTTCGCTATCGTTCCGCGGCTCAGGCCTGTCATCTCCGCCAATTCTATTTGCTGTAACTCTGCGACCTCACGCGCTAACTTGACACGGTGACGTAGCTGAAATCTTGGTATCAAACCGCTGGTTTCTATACTATTTAGCATATGTAAAATACTACTCTCTAGTTGGAGTATCTGCAATTATTTTTAGATAAACTTAATTAATCGCACAAAATACTTGATCTACATGGTGGATTTGTGTATATTTCTACCCATGAGTGAATCGCGTTGGCGACTGTCTAAAGAACACGGCTTAATCATCGACGGTACGACCGTTTGCACACCGCATATGGTCTGTGCCAACGGGATCATTATTGAAAATAACCCAGGCGGTTCTTCGTATCTTCGCCTGACTATCCGCATGGATGAACCCATCACGGTTTCGCCTGATGTGCCTTTTAACGTTGGTACGTTAAAAATTGGCATGAATGAAGAATCATTGGTTGACCCTGAGTCCTACGAGTCTCAGGGTCATTAGGCATTTTTGAGGAGGAAATATGGACGAGTATACAGCTGAAGAGCTAGCCGCGATGGCACAGGAGGCGTGGGACGAGGCGTTTTGTAAACTGCCCCCGGTGCCGTACTTCGAGGCGTTTTTAGATGCAATCGAGAGTGCCGCTGAGGTAGAGAACTACCCAAACGAACAAGTCGAAACCCTGTACTACGAGCTCGCATTCGCTGTCCGAAGTGCCGCCGCCGAAGGGCACGGAATCGACTACCTAGACAACGAGCTAAGGGAAGTCATGGAGCGGCGCGCCACCACCCAAGGTTGGTTTTTCCTAAACGACCACCTTAAGGATGCTAGGGAACAGGCTCTACGCCTAGAGCAAGAGCGCATGCCGCTAGGAGAAGAAAATGCCGATGACGCACACTAGTGCCGGGTGGGAATTCCGGCCGGCAAGAGCCGATAGCGGTATCTACTGCGATGTTTGCGGAAGGGTTTTCGCCCGGCCGGCACCACCGCCGAACCAGGCCGGCAAACGCATCTGCCGCGATTGCCGACAGAACGCGAGAGAAAAGAAAATAGGAATGCTCTTCTAATGTTTGTTGGGTTTAGGTGCCCCCCCCGCCCCTTGCCCGGCGGGGGGGGGGGCGGGGGTATCAGGCCCCGTAAACTGCTGCGGAACGCCTTATAACTAAATATTTTGTCCTTTGTTCATCATACCTCCGTCCTGCTTTCTTGTACGTGTACAGGACACAACAGAAAAACAAAACAACACGTAACCAGGATAATGTGCTTCTTACCGTAAGCACCCGGTGCACCTGGTCCCGGGTGGCCACAGCTGACCTGGCCCGTCAGCTGGTGGTGTGACCTATGGAAGCCGTTCCGCAAGGAGGCGGAACGGCTACTTGGCATGGGGTGGCAATGGAAGCGGTCAAAAATGGGATTTTCGCCAATGGGGAGGCCATCTAGCCGGGAACCCCTTGGGGGTTCTCCCTAGGCTACTGCCCTAACCCCCTACTACCTAGCCTTCACCTTCTACCTATCCTGGCCTACCGGAACCACCAACCCCTACCACCTACCACCTACCACCTATGCACCCTCCCCAACCACTCACCTGTACCACCTGTATCACCTGTACTACCCCGGGGGCGAAATGCCTAAAGAAGTTTGTTGGTCAAAAGCGAAATGCATTGCGGCGCCTCATCTGTGGGACCTGGACAACGCCGAAGCTTGGCGGGGTCACCCACTGGCGAAAAAGCCTAGAACTATTAGAGCACACGCTCTATGCGCAGACTGCCCCCTTATTCGGGATTGTGCCGTCTACGCGCTCACAGCCACTCCCCGAATGGCCGGTGTAGTCATGGCCGGTGTAGATATCCCCATCGCTGGTGGCGCCAAGGCAAACGCCGCCCGAAAACGCCTAAGGGAGATAGCCTATGGCTAGAAGCTCAAAATGGCGCAGAAAACGCCGCAACCGACACCGACGGGGGCGATACGCAACAATGGTCAGCAACAGGAAGAAAAGGAAAAGTAATGAATCAACATAAGGTAAAGCCAACGCCCCAAATCATAGTGTCTGCGTTGTTTAATAGCGTCTATAACGCTGAGGACGAGGAACAGATGAACGCCGCAACCAGCGCTATGGTTGCGGCGATAAAGACGCTTGCGAACTACGATATCGACGCCGCCGAGTTGTTCATCAGGAAACTATATCGAACCATGATGAAGCATGAATATACCCGGTTCGGGATCGAGCGGACCAGTGAGGAGTTTGTAAAGCTAGGGTTGGAAGTACCTAAAGAATAGGATAATGATATGAGTAAGAGGCGATTCAAGGTGTTCAAACGCCACCTCCCAGAGGACTGGATGGTAGTCACTCGCTGGAATGGCTGGCCTATCAGGTACGACCGGTTTGCTTCCTTCCGTGCTGCTCACGACTACATTCATGAACGACTATATGAGGAAATGGAAACCACCGGACCACGTGAGCTACTAGCTGGTGGAATCGGAAAACGCTATGGATAAAGTGAGATATAAGGTGAAGAAGGTCAAGGACGGTCTGTGGGAGGTCTCATGGAGAAGGGGAATCTGCATAAGGTTGGTGTCCTTCTCCACTTTCGCCGCCGCCCACGCCTACGTGCGTGAGCGCCTATATGGTACGCAGAACGACTACGGCTATGCCTGCTGAAGGTAGGCCGGCATGGGCCGGACGATACGCTACCGAACGCACCGCCGCATGTCTGGCGGAGTTCGGCACCAGGTGTCACTTGTGCGGCGCCTATGGTGCCACCACTGCCGACCACTTGATCCCGAGGGCGGCCGGTGGCAGTGACGACCTAGACAACCTCCGGCCGGCTCACCAGGCGTGCAACTCATCGCGCCAAGCCATGCCGTTGGAAGAGTGGTTCCGATTGCACCCGCTTATAAGTCGGGACGGTGACGCGCCGCCAAGCCGGCGGTGGTTTTTAGAACCGGCCGACCCCTAGGCAGTCCCGCGCCAGCACTCTTTTTCTCTCTTTGGCCCCCAACCCCCGGGGTCAGTACATCAACTAAACCAGGAGGTCAAACCCCATGCCGCGCCCTGATCCCATGCGGCCCCGCGAGGGCCAGGAGGCCCTTTTCGAGGCTGAAGCTATCAAACAGCCCGATTGCGTTTTGCGTGGCCGGCACTCCGTGGCCATGGACGCCGCTCTTGACGCCGCCCGTGAGAATCAAGTGATTCACCCTATAGATGAGGGGATCGCCACAGTGCTTCGTGCCGGCGCCTGGGCACTCGATACCCTAGAGAAACAAGACCGACCGTATGGGCCGGCAAAGCTCATTCCGGCCATGACCGAGGCACTCACTGCGGCGCACATGACGCCCGAGAGCCGGAAGCTAGAAGGCGAAGACCTGGCTAAACAACTTTTCGAGGACCTAGCCGCCCTAGAGTCCGGCGACGATGCGTAATTGGCTCCCCGGCCGGGTTGCCCCACGCTATCTAACCCCTATCCCCGAGGGAGCAATAGTTGACCTTCGGGCGGTGAAGAAGGTTGCCGCCCTCATGGGGCGACGGCCAACGTTTTACCAGATAGAAATTTTGGAACGCTTGGTGGCTAGGTGGCCTGACGGCACACCCGTGTTCACCACCATCTTGGTGAGTTTCCCCAGGCAGACCGGCAAAACCACGTGCATTATGGATTGGCTTATGTATGTGGCCATGACCAAGCGTTATCAAAAACTTTGGTTTACTGCCCAGACCGGCATGGCGGCTAGGGAGCGTTTTCTTGCTGAGCTGGTGGAGCCCAGCAAGAAGTATTTAGAGCCGCTGGGGATCGTCGATACGAAGCTTGCGGCGGGGGCGACCAGGACGGTGGTAGTAGCCACAGGTTCGCAGATTCGCCCTATGCCGCCAACCAGTCAATATTTGCATGGTGGACAGGGCGATAAGATCATCGCCGATGAGCAATGGAGCTTCACGCAGAAACAGGGTAAGGATTTGATGCAGGCGGTGCGTGCTACCCAGCTGACCAGGAGTAATAGTCAGATTGTGCAGATTAGTGCTGCTGGTGACGCCGAGTCCGACTACTGGCATAGCCGTCTGGCGAAGGCGATTGCTGAACCATCGCCCCGTGTGGCGGTAATCGACTATGGAGTAGGCGCCTCCGCTGATCCGCAAGAGGTCACTTCCTTCACGATTGAGGACGTTTTAGCGGCTCACCCCGGTGTAGCGGCCGGCCTATGCACCCGCGAAAAAGTTTTGGAGCCATTGGAGAATGAGGACATGGACTTTAACGAATGGCTCAGGGCATACGGCAATGTCCGCTCAAAGAATGCGCGCCAGAGGGCCATTGATCTAGACGCCTACCGCGGTATCACCACGACGGTGCCGCTGGATGATGGGCCGGTCACGCTGGGGGTTGGCGTGTCTTGGGATGGCGCCACTACCGCCCTAGCCGCGGTAGGCACCATCAACCAAGGCCGGGGCGTAGGTATTGAGATCATCGACGCCCGCCCCGGCCGGCAATGGGTGATCGACACCGCAAAAGAGTTGGTGCGCCGCGGTATCGCCACCGAGGTATGCGGCGATGCATACGGCCCCACGAAACGCCTTGCCGACCAGCTGGCTATCGCGCTTCCTGAGCATTGGAAACCGCTATCCACCGATGAGATGATAGCCGCCACCGAGGACTTTTTGCAGGCCCTCGACCAGGAAGCGGATACCATGCCTATCTGCGTAAGGCGCTGTGCTGGCGTCGAGTACGAACTTGATGTGGCAGAACTCCGCAATGTCGGTGAGAAAGGGCGAATGTTCAGCAGGCGTAACAGCGCCGCTGGCACTGCCCGCCTAGAGGCCGGCCTAGCCGCCCTTGCCGGCTACCAAATCCCCGAAACCACCGCCCCCGAACCATTTATTGGATAAATTATGCGAAACGAAAAACGTAAATCACCGGCAATCGACGCCACCGACCACACTATCCTCATCACATGCGATAAATGCGAATGGCGAGAACTGCATGATGACCGAAACGCCGCATGGTACGCTTTGGCGCGCCACCTAAAAACTGGCCATGATGACCCCTATGCCGCCAAAAGCGCAGCCCGAAATATCTACCGCAACCACCACGAATAGGGGTTTTGTCACCCCTTTGCCGCATGATTAGGGCATGGGGTTCTTCGAGAAAGTAAGACAGGCACTATCCCTACCCGCCCTGGCGGCGGGTAGCCTCGAAGTGCCCTACGCCAGTGCCTGGGCTGACCCAAATCACCTCATCACGGTTGGCACACCTGACCTGCTACCAGAGTCAATAACCCGTGATGTTGCCATGAACGTTGCCGCTTTAGCGCGCGCCCGCCGCATCATCGTCAGCAGCATAGCCAGATGCCCCCTAGTAGTGCACGATGACGACGGACCGTTGCCCGAACAGCCAGCATGGGTAGCTGGTACCAGTGGCCCCATTTCCCCCTATCACCGCATGCTGTGGACAGTAGATGATTTACTGTTCTACGGGTGGTCGCTGTGGGCAGTGAAACGAAATGCTACCGGTGCCGTTATCGCCGCCGATCATGTGCTCTACGAACGCTGGGGTTTCACCCCTAGCGGTGAGGTTTATTTCGAGGGCGAAGAAGTGCCACCTGAGGACGTTATCCTTATCCCCGGCTCTGACCAAGGAATCCTACGCTACCCCGCCGCTATCAGGCACGCCGTACAGGTCGCTGACGCCGCCGCGAAAGCCGCCGCTCACCCTGTCGCCCACACCGAACTGCACCAGATTAGTGGTGAACCGCTCACTGACCCCGCCAAAATCGACAAGCTTATCGACGCTTGGAACCGCGGCCGGCAACGCAAAAACGGCCCCGTTGGTTTCACAAACAGCTCAATTCAAGCCATTGACCACGGCTCTTACGAATCCCATTTGCTGGTGGAAGGCCGGAACGCTGCGGCCATTGATATTGCCCGCGTCTGTGGCATACCGGCTATTCTGCTAGACGCCTCCCTAGCCGACTCTAGTATCCGCTACTCCAACATGGATGCTAGAAACGTTGAGCTAGTCGACTACTGCCTAGCCTCATACATGGCGCCGATAGCCGCCCGCCTAGGCATGGATGACATGGTTTCACCTGGTCAAAGCGTTGAGTTTGACCTCGATCACCTGACCCGTCTTGATCCTAACAGTATCGCCCCGCCTGACGACGCCTATAGGCCCCGCGATGTCCCCGCTACCAACGAACTAACCCAGCTAATTGACTAAAGACTATGGATTTTCAAACGCTAGAACCAGACCTGTACTGTCTGATGAACAAACACTACACGCCCGGCCGACCAGGTCCCATCAAGTATCTGGTGGTGCATCATAATGCTGGCGTGAATTTGAGCACCGCCGATTGCTACCGGATTTGGCAAGACCGGGAGGCGTCCGCTCACTATCAGGTGGAGACAGACGGCACAATTGGGCAACTGGTCAACGATTGGGACACGGCTTGGCATGCCGGCGACTCCGCCGCCAACGCATATTCGATTGGTATTGAGCATGCCAACGTTGGCGGCGCCGCCGAAGATTGGCCTATCAGTCAGGAAACGATCACCGCGGGTGCCCACCTGGTCGCCGCCTTGTGTCACGCCTACGACCTGGGGAAACCCGCCTGGTTCAATAATGTGTTCCCCCACTCGCATTTCTACAGCACCAGTTGCCCACACCAGTTGGCCGGTGCCTACCGTGACCAGTATATGAGTTTGGCTGAAGATTTTTATTTCAGCATGCAAGCAGGAAACACGACACAAGCAGGGAAAATGACGAACTTCACCGAGGCCGACCGGCAACTACTCCGCGAGAACAACGAAATGTTACGGGTTATCCGAGATCAATTGACCGGCCCTGGTAGTGGTTTCCCTGGGTGGCCACAAACCGGTGGCCGAACCCTAGTGGATACGGTCGCCGCACTAGGTGCCGCACAAGGGATTGACGGTTGCCGCGACACCAGGAAGACCAAATAACCATGAGTCTTCTTGACGTAGCAACCGGCTTTGGCCTGGGGATCAGCACCATGCTGACGCACCAAATCATTTTCATAATGCGCCTTCGCCTTGAGCTGCGCAAACGTGCCATGGAGTTGCCGCATGCCTGAGCGCCCGCCAACTCAAATCCGTTACCCGTGGCGTTCGGTAATCCGTAGTGTTGCCATAGCCACCATCGCGCTGCTGCCGGTGCTACCAGAAATCGCCAAAGTAGCCGGGGTAGAGACTGTGCCGCTAGTGGCTTCCACTCTGGGGATCGTGGCGGTTTTGCAGCGGATAATCACAATTCCCGAAGTTGATAAATGGTTAACTAGCACGCTGAACGCTGGGGCTAGGAAACGCCAAGAAGAAATAGGAGGAGAAGAAAATGCCAAGTGATGTGGAAACTATCAATGGCGACGCCGCCCCCGCCACGGTTTCGTGCAATGAATCCGAGCGAATCATGGAAGGTCTAGTACTCCCCTGGGGCGATACCGGGGCAACTGCCACCGGAAGCTACACGTTCCCCCGCGGTAGCCTCGATATCCCTTCCAACATCGAGCGGGTAAAACTACTGTCTGAGCATTCCCGCCCCGGCCACCAGCCCAAAGCCATTGGCCATGCTATCAGTGCCGAAAACACGCCCGAAGGCCTAGTCATGCGCTTTCAACTGGGCAGTAGCGCCGCCGCCACCGAAGCCCTCACAAATGCCGCTGAGCATATTATTGACTCTTTCAGCATCGAGGCGGTAGGTGTCCGCCGCACCGGTGGCACTATCGAGTCTGCCCTGCTCAAAGCTGTTGCGCTTGTCCCGTTCCCTGCTTTCGAGAAAGCCAAGGTATATGCCGAGTCCGGCAACCCCGAAGAGAAAGAAACCACAGAAATGACCCTAAATGCTGAAGATATCGCTGCTATCGCCGCGAAAGTCACCGAGAACCTCAGTGGCGCCACCGCCCCCCGGAATAAAATTCCGGCTGGTATCCCAGGCGGTAAGGACGCCACCAAGCGGGAAGTTATCACCGCCGCCCACGCCGCCGAGACAATCCTGGGGATTCACACCGGTGAAATCCCCGATGATGAGATTCAAGCAGCCCTTGCCGACATCAAGGGCTCAGATTCAATTGTGACCCAGCCTAAAGCGTGGCTGGGTGAATTGTGGTCCGGTGTTGTCTACCAGCGCCGCATTATCCCACTAATCGCCACTAAAGCCCTAACCGGCCGAAAGGCTATCGGTTTCCGCTGGAAGAAGGACACCGATAGCGGAAAGCTGCTCAAGCCTGGTGTTGCCAAATGGTCCGGCAATAAAACCGAAATTCCCACGCAAAAAGCCCAATGGGAAGAAGTGTCAATGGATGCCCAGCCCTGGGCCGGTGGCAATGACCTTGACCGTCAGATTTTTGATTTTAACGAGTCCGAAGCGCTGCTGGCCTACTGGCAAGCCATGAACGAATCCTACGCTTTTGAGACCGACCGTGACGCTGGAAAATTCCTGGTAGACCACGCGACCGACATTCCCGAAGTCGCCCAAGACATTATCCGCGCTATCACCATTGGTGCCATTCGGGTTGATGAAGCGGTGCATGTCCCCGCCGCCTACGCCATTGTCAACCCCCGTGACCTCGAAAAAGTCCTCAAGTACTCTCAGCTGGATGTTCCGCACTACATGAGTCTGACCCCAGTATCCGAACCAGCAACGTGGACCACCTCAGAATTTGTCGAGTCCGGCACCGCCATTGTTGGCTGCAAAGACGCCACTACATTCTTCGAGCTCCCCGGCTCCCCACTACGTGCCGAAGCTGAACACATCGCCCACGGTGGCCGAGACGTAGGGCTGTTTGGCTACACCGCTCACATGCTCAACCGTGGCGAAGGCCTGGTCAAGGTACATTTCAATAATGCCTAAGATAGAAGATTCAGAGGTGCTTGCTTGGCTTGGTGTCGAGGCGGTAGGTGACGCCGCCGAACAGCAGGCACTTGAGGGAATCACAGCGGCGGTTAACGCCACTGTGACTGATTGGCATGGTAACCCAGACACCTGGTCCGACCGAATCCACACCGGTGCCGTCATGCTTGCAGCCCACCTGTGGCGGCGGCGTGCCACACCCGGTGGCGTAGCAGCCCTGACCGACGAAGGTACAACCTATGTGCAGCGCCATGACCCCCAAGCTGCCATGCTGCTTGGCCTTGGTGGCTGGACTGCTCCGGCGGTGGGCTGATGAATCCAGATATTATTCCGATGCATTTAGGGAAGCTAGCCAAAGAAGTCAATAACATTGGTATTTCCGCGACGGTTAATCCCAATCGCGTTAGTATTCCTGGTGCATGGGTTGCTCTCAAGGAGCTGGAAATCGAGTCGATGGCCCGCGGTGAGGTTACCGCCGAGGCAAGCGTTTACCTTGTTGCCGCTGACCTGGGCACCACGCTAGCGGTGGAATACCTCATGGGTATGCTCGATGACCTGCTAAACCTTCTAGAAAACCGATACCCAACGGATATCGAGATCACCACAATCACCCTCCCCGCTATCGGGCAAACCCCCCTACCAGCGGTTGAAGTCACCTACGAACTGAAAGGAGCATAAATAATGGCAAACGTCAACACATTAGACAGTCGTATCTCCACCGGCCCCGGAAAACTGGTTTTCGGTAAAGCTGGTGCTCAGAACGAATTTTCCGCCCTGGTCACCAAGGCCGAGCTGAACCCCGCTGTAAACACCGAGGACGGTAAACACGTCCTTTCGGGTGATTATGCGCCCGGCAAAGACACCATTACTTGGACCATGGAGCTTACCTGTTTTATTAATCTCAAGAAAAATGGGATTTTTGACTGGTGCTTTGCCAACCGCGGTAAGGAAGTCGAGTTCGAGTTCCGGCCGGTAGAAGGCGAGAAATCCGCAAAATTTACCGGCACCGTGAAAGTACGCCCCCTTGGCGTTGGTGGTGAGGTGAATAAAGAAATGAGTAAAGACCTCACATTTCCGCTGGTTGGGGAGCC